TACTCCTAAAGTAGTTGGATTTTTAGGTCCGTTCCTTTAGTCGTTTGCGTCCCAATAACACTCAGGAGTTGCCTCCTTCATGGCTTCTACCAATTCAATCTTAACTTGATGGTTGAGATTTTCATGGCTCTGCATCCGTAGCATAATGCTATCGGCTTGCTGACATGTGAGTGATGAATATAAAAGAAATTCAATCATGGGATGAACGGTTCCGTTCCGCGACTTACTTGCGTCCCACCCAAAAGTGGGATGAACGTTAGGTCTATTATAGACCTCATACACTATTTAGTCAAGTGTTTTGGTATTAAGACAAACAGTTACTTTTTCTTGGAACTAGGGGGTGGTGCCTGTTGTGCTCCCCAGAGTTTAGGATTACTTCTACCTTCTGTCTGGGTCATGTTGACGAAATCTTTTTTATATTTGTCATAGTAATGATCAAAGATTTCGGATTGCTTATTGCCTAAGGCAATATCATAATATGTGGTGTCACCCTCAACATACTCGATCATGTATGCCGTGTAAGGCAGAGTACGATCTAGTGAGACTGAAGGGTCACACTTTTCATGGAGAAGTTTCATTTGTCTCGCCAAACAATCTCGGGGTATGCCTCCTCGACAACTTGACGGGTAATGCGATACTTCTTCTGGAGTTCTTTATCCTTGACCAGCATAAGAATGTTCGCTTCGTCAGCGTGAAGTGACTCTAAAAGTTGAACAAACATTTGCTCACGCTTCATCTGAGACAGCTTATTATTGCCACCCTTTATATAATGGTACAGGGTTCTCCATTCATGCACAAGTCGTGTATGACCACCACTGTTTGCTGGTGCTTCGTTTGGTTTAAAAGGAACTTCACCCTCGGGTAGAGCACTGCGGATGCCTTTATCATAGTTCCAAATGATAAGTGCTTTAACATCGTCACGGATGTTATCTCTCAGCAGTTTAACCTTGTCTGTTTTGTTCTTTTTACCATGTACAGCAGTAAAAAGTTCAGAGACCAGAGGATTGTCAGGAAGTTTGTTCATAGTTAATCATCAAATTCGTCTAAATGTGATCCCTCAAATCGAAATGCGATAATTTCATCGGGGAGTGGATTGCCATTCTCATCAAAACATTCTGGATGAGAATAAATTGGGGTGATGTCTGTAATATACTGTCGGAATAGATATCCAACAACTAAACTTAATCCCGTTAAAAGCATTACACAGACTACTGCTAGTCCAATAACTGCTGCTAACATTTTCTTACTCCTACTAACGTTTCCTAATTTCTAGGTAAAAAGAAACTTCCTTGTCGGTAAAAGGAAGAACAATCTTACCAAAACTCAAGCGTTTTGATGGTCTCTTCCTCCTCAGTAGTAGTTCTACGCCTTTATTTAGACCAAGCCCCGCTCCCTCAATACCTTCACTGTCTCTGTGCATCCGCCCACATTCTCCTGGTCGATAACAACTTGTGGAAATGTAGCACCTTCACCAAATTCATTGTAAAATTGTTCTTTAGTGAAATGCTCTCCATATGTATACTCGGTAACCTGTGCCTCAACCATCGTCAAGACTTGTTTAACCTTAACACAGTAGGGACAATCCGTCCGTGTGTAAACTGTTGCTTTCATCATTTCAGGATTATAATTCGTCCCAGTAAGGTAATGGTTCGCCTTGGAATTCTGGCAATTCCTTTTCCATTATAGCAGATGGTAGACCTAGTTGTCCAGGAAGTTCTAGGATCTCTTTGACCGCTACATCTATGACCTGACCAGGAATAATATTTATCTTGTGACAAGTCCTTATACCAGGTTTCATACGAACCAAATCCCAAGCGGTCTCCTGCTTTCCACAGTGACAATATCTTTCGCCGTTCTCACGGACTTCCCAGTATTCACTCATTAGTCTATACAATTAAAATGTTTAGCACGGTACCATTTATACCAGTCATAGACTCGTGCTTTTGCTTCCATGTGCTCAGGATCTTTTGCCCATTCCTTGACTGACTCTTGATCTTTCCACCTACTAACAGTTACCTCAATTCCATCCCTGACTTCGGTAGTTATGGAAAGAAATCCAGGTAGATCTTTAGCACTGGCATACAAACTATCATTGTATGCCTCATACTCTGGTGTCAGTTCTTTAATCTCACCAATAAACAAAACTTGAATCATTTTAACCTAAGGACATTACCTGCGACAACAATTCTTTCGTCTTGAGATGTGACTGGATCAACACCATGCCATGCCCATGGAACAAAGAATATCATTTTACCAGATCGTTGAGGTTGTGGGTAAACTTTTTTACCACTATTCAATTCCCAATGAAGACAATTTTCCTTGGGTGCTTCTACAAAATGGATCCATGAACATAAAGTTGATGGATTAGAGTAATGATGATGAACACCATTTCCTACACCAAGTTGTTTTTTATATATCTGTGCCCACATATGTTGATATGAATAGATTCCTTTTGGATCAGCTTCAAACAACCTTTGTTCAGTAAGTTCTCTCTTTATAATTGGAGTATAAATTTGTATCAGTCTCGTATCTAGAAACTTCTCAAGAGGTTTACCAATTCTATTTTGAGAGTTAGGTGAGTGATGATAACCTGTATAGTACCGTGGTCTTTCTTTACGATCTTTTCGCGCAAATTTATCAGTTATATATGTAGATCTAATATATTCTTTGTCATCAGCAGACAACTCAAAATCAAACGAATGAAAAATCATTTAAAACCAAGAGCACTCACTACTTCTTGCTGCTTATAATAAAGTTTAGCAAAAGACTTAGCAACGTTACGAAGATCTTCTACGTCACTGACTGCCTCAATCTCACGGGCAACCTTTTCATAAGCAAACATTTTGCCCATACTATCGATGGTGATTTCGTCTGGGTTCATATGGATACTGACAGCATGTTATATGTAGCAAACTACTTGGTCATTAAGTAGATAAGACCGGGGATGATGATGAAGAACTGAGGAAGAAAGTTCATGACGATAGCACGTTCTTTCCACCTTACTCCAACATATGTCCAACCTGCTGCACCTACTAACTGTAGCAAACTATTCCAAGGTGTCAATCCTAGAACGTGGAATACCATAGCGACCAGGATGACTGTGGCACTAAACCACTTGATCTTTTTAACGCTCAAGGATACGCTCCTTCATCTCGGGGGACCACTTATCATAGTACTCAGTCTTCTGGAGTGCTTTACGTGCCTCCTCAAGGGGTCTACGCTCCTGTACAATCATCATACCATACTCACCCTGGTTGACTAAGAAACCATCAACGTCCTCAGTGAGGTCTGGGTGCTCCTCCAAGAAGAGATAGGCAGGATAGCGTCTATTGTATTCTACTGCTGCCTCTTTCAGGTCCCAGGCGCTCATGTCAGTGACATAGATGTTGACCTCGTTATCCCACGGTCCCTTCTCAAACTGCTCGAAGCTGGTGAACATTCTGACAGAGACCTTGCCATCCACCCATGCCTTTTTAGCATAAGGACATGGTGGTAGGTTACCAAACGATTTGTTTGGTTGACTCAATGTGTCATTGATCCACTTCTCGATCTGGGAAGTAATCTTTTTGGGTACCGTCTCTGTGTAAGTCACTTGTAATACAATGTAGACCGCCATCCCAGAAAAAACGATGGCGGAAGTTAATAACGTGAGGTGTGATGCCATGGCGTTCGAATGCCTCAAACACCTGCTCGTTCTCATTATTACATATAACGTTCTTTTCGTCAATGACCAGCATGTTCACATCGAAAACCGTTTCCTCGACATACATGACCCAATCATCCATCCACTTAGTAACGTAATCATGGAAGTCATCATTCGCCTCCTCCCCAGGCACCCAGTATCTTTCTTTAAGTTTCTTTTTGTTCTTAAGATGGGGTCTCACTTTATCCCAACTTTGACCAGGAAGAGACACGACCTCCCATCCAGGGAAGGTTTCTTTATATACTTCCGGTGAATCGAGACTGATGATTAGACCAGGTTTAACCGGACAAAACGTTCCATCAGCATGTCCAGGTAAATCAATAGCATGTGTGCGATATCCTGGAAAAGACTTTCTCCAATTCTCTTTGATTCTTTTTTCGTTTAGTTTGTTTAGGATACCACTATATGATATGTACAAATCCTTACCAATACGACTCATTGTCGCTGCGTTATAATTAGTATCATAAACGATGTCATTACCATGAGATTCTACGTACTCTCTTATGGTTTTAAACGGATCATACACATCAAATTTGTGAAGCTTTGTGGTTCTTCCGATGGTATTTGTAGATGATTGTGAAACGATTGCCTTGAATGTCTGTTGATCTATGACAGACATGTTATGTCCAATTAAACCCGACTTTAGAATTCGTTTGAGTTCAACAACAGATCCAATATCAACAGGTCTCCCTGGCAATAGTAGATCATACAGATACTTTTGTACCTCAGGATTATTATCTAAATTGTAGATGATATCTTTATAGTTGTCAGCACCAATAAACTCTTTGAGATATGCCTTTACATCTCCGTAATGTTCTCCTGGCATGTAGAAAGTATTGCCCACCATGACAGTGTAATCCCTTGGTGTCATCGGGGGTGATGCTTTCTTAGAGGCACCATCTTCTCGGGGCAGATTATAGACGCTTAGATCCTCAGAAATATCTGTTCTTAAGACCGTGACATCAAACTCCTCAAGTTTAGATATAAGTTTTTGATAATCTTCTTCAGTTTCTTGGGCAATTTTCTCAAAGACATTTCTTACTCGGGCGTCTTTGATATAAGAATAAAACTCTGGGGGATATGATCTACCTACAGCACAAACTTTGAGTGGATCCCAATGTTGATGAACAGAAAGCATTAAAAAAGGGGACTCATGTCCCCCTATTTATTTAAACCCTTTGCCGGTTCTTACAGTGTGGTGTGGGTTCTTTCTATGGTGTGGTACATCAAAGACCAATGATATTCTATCCACATCTCCAATGTTTTTAGCACCATGGGGTAATTTATTATTAAACCAGAAGAACGTTCCTGGTTCTACAATCATCTCCTCATCTCCTACGGTGTAGTGATACCTTGATTGGAGAGATAGATGATACCTATCCTTATGCAGATAATATTCTCCCTCGTCGATATGTCTTCCTACTTTTCCTCCAGGCATCAACTTAAAGAATGCTGCCCTTCCCAATGAACGTATCTTATTACTCTTCCAGAAATTTATGACCTCTGGATAGTGTTGGAACAGTGGTGTTTGCTCTAAGAAGTTTGTATCCTTTGGACTCTCACCCTCCTTTACTCTTGCCCAGATTAGTGGTAAGAATCCATATGGATCTTTTTTTCCTCCAACATTACTCTGCTTAGATACCCAGTCCCAATCACTCCACCTATTATAGATCTTATTCAGATATAACGATGGATCAATATTGCGTTTGATAATAATTATGTTCTTCATCACATCTTCTTCATTGAATTGCTAAGGGTTGTAGTCGGTCAAGGATCTCACGATAGGCAGGAACAATATCACCTTCGTCCTTTCTGAATAGATCCTTATCGAATCTTTCGTCACTACCAATCTTCCAGAGCCTCATACTATCAGGACTGATCTCATCGGCAAGATACAAATCACCATGAGCATCATAACCATACTCAATCTTGAAGTCAACTAGATCAATACCAATGATGTAAAACATCTGACGAAGATAATCATTGATGCGTAATGTCATCTCAATAAAAGGATCAGGATTATATCCCATCAGACGCACACGATCTCTTGTCAGTAGAGGATCATGCTTGCTATCATCCTTCAGAAAAAATTCTACAATAGGATGTGGTAGTGAGTAACCTTCTTGAAGGGTTGTCTCACGAACAATAGATCCAGCAGCACGGTTCCTACAAATAACTTCTAGTGGAACGATGTCTACCTTCTTACAGATCATCTTGTTAGCACCAACCATATTAATATAATGAGTTGGTATATGTTCTTTGGCAAGTTTCTCAAAAATAATAGATGAGATACTACAGCACAAGGATCCTTTACCTAACGGATGATCAACCATCTCACCGTTGCCAGCAGTTACCTTATCATGATACTCAATGATGACACGATCAGCATCGTCACCAGCATACACAGTTTTGACCTTGCCTTCTATAATTACTTCCATAAAAAAAAGAGGGCGTTTAACCCTCGTAGTATAGCATATATTATTTGTTGTGTCTAGGAAGTGGTCTGAATGGACAGTCTGGACATCCAGCACCACAACATCCTTTATTTTTTATCATTAATTTATATTGTGAAGCGATTATGTTTAGTCAATCGCTTCATCAGATTGTTTATTGTATAGATCTTCCAGTTTTTCTCTAGATAAATCAACATACATCAATTCTTCTCCTGCTTGTGGTGCTTCAGGATGCTTTGGTTTGGGAGGAGTCCTCATCTCTATGTTAATAGATTGAATGTTAGACCACATCATAGCGAAGGCACCACCAGTGATAAGAGCGAAGCATACAAAGTAAAGTGCGAACTCAAAACTATTCATCATGCTCCCTGAAGTGATTGAACTGTGTTGTGAAGTTCTCCAATGTCTAGGAGACCTTCAGCACTGAACCAAGGGGCATTTGCCCAACTGAATCCTTCACCCATGGTGCTATCGGGTGCAACGATATACCAATGACATGCTGTGTCTGGTACATCTACTGCACACTTAGACCAATCGTCACTCCACTGTGGAACTTGTACCCACATAATGGCAGCAAATATAAAACTGAATAGTGATTTGATCATGTCTTATTAAAGGTTATTGGTCTAAGTTTTAATTAGAAGAATCTTTATTAAAGAGTCTCAGTTTTATGAGATGGTCTATTGAGAACATACCTGGACCACTGAGAACGATACATGCGGCACCTCCCCAGTAAAGAACTAAGAGTTCTAACAAGTAGATGTTAAATCCAGATGTAACTAGGGCATGATAAATTGCGAATGATATTGTACCTAAGATTGCTAAGGCACCCAGACGAGTGCCTAGTCCACAGATAACAATCCAACTCCCCACAACCTCAGCAAATGCTGCGAAGTATGAGGAGACGATTGGGAATGGAAGATGCAATGGTCGTACAAATGCATCCGCAAAGTTTTCAATGTTCTCTAGTTTCTCATATCCATGATGGATAAGCATGGTGCCTAACGCAATACGAAGTAGTAAGAATCCTAGAGATTGAATCACAATGCATTACCTCTTGGTAGAACTTCCTCTGGAAATACGAATGACTCATGTGGTTGATCAACTGGTGCCAACCATGCACGTAGTCCTTCATTAAGCAAGATATTCTTGGTATAGAACGTCTCAAACTCAGGATCTTCTGCTGCACGAATCTCTTGACTCACGAAATCGTAAGCACGAAGATTGAGAGCAAGACCAATAATGCCAATACTGGATGTCCATAGACCCATAACAGGCACAAACAACATGAAGAAATGAAGCCAACGCTTGTTAGAAAACGCAATACCGAAGATCTGCGACCAGAAGCGGTTTGCAGTGACCATAGAGTAAGTTTCCTCCTCTTGTGTTGAATCAAACGCCTTAAAGGTGTTTGCTTGATCGCCGTCTTCATACAGTGTATTCTCAACTGTGACTCCATGGATTGCTGATAGCAATGCTCCACCTAGTATACCAGCAACTCCCATCATATGGAAGGGGTTGAGGGTCCAGTTGTGGAAACCCTGAAGGAACAACAGGAATCTAAAGATTGCTGCTACCCCGAAACTAGGTGCAAAGAACCATGAAGACTGACCCAGTGGATAGATAAGGAATACGCTGACAAAAACAGCAATAGGACCAGAGAACGCAATAGCATTGTATGGTCTGATGCCAATCAGACGAGCAAGTTCAAACTGTCGAAGCATGAAACCAATGAGAGCAAAGGCTCCGTGGAGTGCCACAAAATTCCAGAGTCCCCCAAGTTGGACCCAGCGGACGAAATCGCCTTGAGCTTCAGGACCCCAGAGAAGAAGAAGAGAATGACCCATAGCGTCAGCAGGCGTTGACACAGCCGCTGTGAGAAAATTAGCACCTTCAAGATAGGAAGTTGCCAATCCGTGGGTGTACCACGACGTAGCGAAAGTTGTACCAGTAAGCCAGCCACCAATTGCCAGATAAGCAGTGGGAAGAAGTAGTAATCCAGACCAACCAATAAAAACGAAACGATCCCGCTTAAGCCAGTCGTCAAGGACATCGAACCATCCCCTCCTTTGTTGTTGTAATGTTGAAGCAACCATTTTGTTACTTACCTCCTTTAGGTTTTTCTTTTAAATCCGAATTTGTTACTGGTCCATATGGATGATGAGGTTTATGTTCTCTATCCATAGGTTGAGACCCAGTTAAATCTCTGCGAGATTGATTACTAATGATTATAAATGCATCTTTGTTATACTTACGATCCCCATATTGGGATGCCCACTTTTTGTTGTAAGTTTCACCTTGGTGGATACCAGATACCTGTGTGCCACCAATCTCAACTACAATGTCATCACCTTCTTCCCAACTCAGTTTCTCTACGATAGAGGCAACTTGTTCATTGATGGTAGGTGGTTCCATAATACGTTCTTCAGGATCAAGTTTACCGTGCATCTTCTTGTGTTCTGTTGTAGATAACTACTCGCCCATCAATATGGGTAAAAACTAACTCATCTGTATGACCCCAACAAAGTTCTTCGTAAAGGGCGTTCAGTTTCTCCATGTCCTCATACAAGGCATTGGAGTTTAAATCACTCATGGTTAGAGTTTACGAAATACTTATCAATAATTTGTACACGCTCTTCCTGATGAGCAATGATATCGAGTTGTTCTTGGATAGCGGCAAGGATGTCAGGATGCTCACCGATTCCTACAGGATTATGAAGATATACTTCCACGTTCATACGTGCCTTTTGGATTTCACCATCCGCCGATCGTTTTAGAGCGGAGATAATTTCTGGTCGCAGAGATGAAGACATAAAACTTTACAATAACAAAGACTAAAAAAGGGGTCGTAAAGACCCCTTAATTATACCACAAGTGTGATCAACCAACAACTGGTGCGGTGAGTGCTACAGGTGTAGACTCGGCAGCAGCAAGGTCGAGTGGGAAGTTGTGTGCGTTACGCTCATGCATAACTTCCATACCCAGACCAGCGCGGTTAAGAACGTCTGCCCAGGTGTTGAGCACACGACCCTGACCATCAAGGATGGACTGGTTAAAGTTGAAACCGTTCAGGTTAAATGCCATCGTAGAAACACCAAGTGCGGTGAACCAGATGCCAACAACAGGCCAAGCAGCAAGGAAGAAGTGCAAGGAACGTGAGTTGTTGAATGAAGCGTATTGGAAGATCAAGCGACCAAAGTAACCATGAGCAGCAACGATATTATATGTCTCTTCTTCTTGTCCAAACTTGTAACCATAGTTCTGAGACTCTGTCTCAGTCGTTTCACGAACGAGTGAGGACGTAACCAATGAACCGTGCATAGCACTGAATAGTGAACCACCGAAGACTCCAGCAACACCGAGCATGTGGAACGGGTGCATGAGAATGTTGTGTTCGGCTTGGAAAACCAACATGTAGTTAAAGGTTCCCGAAATACCCAAAGGCATAGCATCGGAGAACGAACCTTGACCAAAGGGGTACACCAAGAATACTGCGGACGCAGCCGCAACAGGAGCAGAGTATGCGACACAGATCCAGGGTCTCATGCCCAAGCGATAAGAAAGTTCCCATTCACGTCCCATATAGGCGTAGATGCCGATCAGGAAGTGAAAGACTACGAGTTGGAAAGGACCACCGTTATACAGCCACTCATCAAGTGATGCGGCTTCCCAGATGGGATAGAAGTGAAGACCAATTGCGTTGGAAGATGGAACAACTGCACCAGAGATGATGTTGTTACCATACATGAGTGAACCAGCGACGGGTTCACGGATGCCGTCGATGTCCACAGGAGGAGCAGCGACGAAGGCGACGATGAAACAGATGGTTGCTGCCAACAGAGTTGGAATCATCAGTACGCCGAACCAACCGACATAGAGGCGGTTATTGGTAGAAGTTACCCACTCGCAGAAAGATTCCCACGATGAGGTTGTTTGTTGTTGTTGTAATGTAGCGTTAGCCATTAAATTGAAAGGGTTAGATATGAGTGCGGGGAACACTAGTAAGATATGCCTGTTGCACCCTCAGCAGCAGGTATTAGAGACTGTTATTTTATGTCGCTGTTTAGTCTCGGTAAGGCGACGAAAACAGTGAGGAAACCCTCACCACGTTCATGTATTTATATTAACACGACCTGAGCACTTTGTCAAGCCTCAGATCCTACAGCAGGGTTTGTACCGGAATCTGCTGAGTCCTGTCATTATACACAATTCTGACAGCAACTGTGACTCCTTACCAGGATTGTGGTACTTGTAGTCACCCTGACGAATGTCCCACCACTTGCCCTGGTAACCAGCGTCAGTGAAATGGTTTAGGAACTCAAGACTATAATCATACACAAAATCTTTATCCATCAAGGACAACGTGGCACCATAGGATACCTGGTCCCTAATACCACCTTTCATGTATAACTCCCACCAGTTTTCGTTAAACTCCTGCTCACTATTTCTCCACAGTATTGTGTTTAATGGAGAAAACCAGTCAGTAAAATTAAAATTCAATGACTTTAAGTGATCAGTAAACTGAATTGTGGTAATATAATCCACCCATCCTTTACGATAATACTCCATACACTCGTTAAGGTATGAGTGTCTATGTGGATGCTGAAGACAGAACATCTTCTCACTGTCAAATATAACCTCACTCAGGTCAAAGAAAGTCTCGTTGAGTAAATGCAATCTTGTACCATCACAGTATATACTAGGTCCATCAAAGGGACAGTTGATTTTGTAGTAGCGCGATGTTCTTATAGGATGCCCTTGGTCTATACTGGGATATACCTTCCAAGGTCCTACTGCCTCAGCGTCCCCAAAGCATATGTACTCATGTCCTGGTGGCATCTCAACAGGCAGAGAGCAATAGTTGTTCTCAATACAGGTGTATATCAGCATTAAAATCTATCATGAATGAATGGTCGTGCTTAGCATATATGTATGAAAGACCTGTAATTTCTCGTAGAGCAGAGAGAAAATCTTTTCTTCTAAGAGTACAGTCTAAGTCACCATCTTTAGGATGTTTACCAAGTCTTCCCACTTTATTATAATGCCCCAAAGTTATACCACATGCATTTCTGTCCTCAATAATATCGGGATTAAATCCATTGAGTTGTAGTGCTGCGTCAAAAGATATCTGATCTCTGTTAGGACCCATCTCAAAATACTTCCACCATGTCAGATTAAACTTACGGGTTTGATCATCGATTGTTCTGTATATAATTGTCCCCAAAGGACTACGATAGTTTCTAAAATTATATCCAACCTTAGCAAGTTCTTCTGTAATTCTAATGCCTTGGTCCCAAGTATAGAATAAACATAAGAATCCTTCGAGCATCTCATCATAATAACTAAATCTATTTGGATGACGGAGGATAGTAAACTCTGTTATGTTTTTAGAGAACTCTACAAACTCCTTTGTCATCCTATAGCAAGCATCAATCCATACTGTCCGTTCACCTTCTTCAAAGTAAACATCTGGATTGATCTTAGGGAAAGCTGATAACCTACGAGGACACTGGATATCTACGTCAAGTTTAATGAACTCCCATGGTCCCTCTTGCTTGACAGTTCCATCATGAAACATAACATATCTTACATCAGGGTCATAGTAATGATCTGGAATTCTATCGTATGAGTTTGTAATACATGAGTAGATGATCATACTACAGCACCAAGAACCTTTCTAAGTTTTTTCTGAAAAACTTTTTCGTCTTTAGGTTGGACGAGTGGATAGTTATGTGAGTATGGTTTCGCACGAGTTGATTGACTCAGATCAACTTGCAAATCAACTCTAGGAACATTCTTACCAAAAACCAGGTACTGAGCAATAGCACTGGTGATCTGATCACAACGATATAATTTATCACCTACGAACCACCTCCAGTATTCAGCATTGAATTCCGCAACTGCTGATGTATTATGTCTCCACATACAACAGTTGATTGTATGATCAAACATCGATGGTCGATAACCAATAGTTCGAATGTCCCGAGCAAGTTTTAAAAGATTATCCTCGGGCAAGAATCCCCACTTATAAACCTTCATAAACTCTCCCAATAGTGTACGTTTCTCTGGGTGATGCTGTAGTGTAATCTCGCCTGTGCTGAGGATGTCTCGCGACCTATCAGCAAATGTTTCGTCCATACTATAACAGGCATCCACCCACACATGCGGTTCATCAAACCATAAGTGAGACAGACACCTGATACGATACGATTTTAGAACAGGATCACCTTCCTCAGAGATCTTAATGAACTCCCATGGTCCCTTCTGCTCAACTGGTTTGTCATAAAAAAGCACATACTTCACGCCCGGATCATAGTGATGATCTGGGATCGTGTCGTATGCGTTAGTGATCGTTGTGAATATAATCATCAATCACGGTTGTTTAGTTTAACCTCTTTACTAATTTGACCCAGAGATTGTCCGATGATTCTATTAGAAACGTTACCAGGTTCACGATTAAACCATCCAGTAGCAATATACTTTTCCTTATCACCTGTCAAGAAAGCACCACGATGCATGTGAGTATAACAAGCAGGCCAAAGAACAATTGTTCCTCGCGTCGGATGAAAACTCTTCTTCTGATAAAGGAAGTCAGTTCCGCCACCATCCTCTGGTGGAATATCATTCAAGTAAATCATCCATGTAAGAACACGATCACGATATATGAAGGATCCGTTCTCACAATGCCAGACATGGTATCCACCACCAGGTTCAGTCTTCTGAAGTTTACAAGTCCAGGAAGAAACAGGATCAGCAGAATCAATCATGCCTTGATACTCCTTAGCATACATTTCAAACGCTTGACCAAGAGCTTGATTGACCTGTGCTGCAAGACCAGGATCAGACACCTCAAGATAGATACCCTGGTCTTTACGACCCATCAGACCGTTGGTAAATTGTGTTTCACCATCTCCAAAAGATTCTAGAGCATAATTAGGATTTCCATAACACTCATCTTTAATATACTTAAGTTCATTCCAATACTCAAATGCTTTGATAAGAATGTCACAAAACTCTTGAGTCACTAGACCTTCGGCAACACCGATATGATCATAGAATTTCATCTGAACTGGTTGTTGTTCACTCATTGCTGTACGTATGCTTGGGGTGGTAGTCTGCCGACATATTCATCAAGGATCATTAGCTCCTCAGGTTTGATATCTTGTCCGTTTTGTTTCCAATAATTTTCTAATCCTGCTTGACTATCCTTATGGAAGATATCAATGTGCTCTTCATGGATGGCAGAACCCATGTCAAGTTTATAGTTAAAGATTGGGACAGCATATCCCTTGCCACTATCTAGGATCAAATCCTCAGATACTGCACGGGGTTTAATGTTCTGGTCAATCTTCCAGAAGTTACCGCGCTGGTGTAACTTTAGCACCTTTTCTGCGTGGTGTCTAGTAATAATATAACAAGCAGCAGAGAAATCGTTGATAAATCTCAGGTGTAGTTTGAGATGAATACCCTGAGGATTGATGATTGTAAACTGACAGGTATCAAAGTTGATCGGAAGTTTATTACGAACGTCAGTCCACTTAAATGCCCAGTGCTTAGCAGTGTTTAAGTCTACATCATCTTCCATAATCATGACCTCATCAAGGTCAGTCTCATTCACAAAATACTTAATTGCTTCTAAGTGAGTTAGCACACATCCAATCTCACCAGGGTTCATGTTATCAGGAACTCTACCCTTCAGTCTGTCAGTAGCATCATCACTGCCATCAATACCAGTGATGCGATGATGGTTCTCAATCTGCCAATAGGCAAGATGATCCTCCATATACCTACGGCGATCTGGATATCGATCCAGATTTAACCACAAGACAAGAGGAAAGTTCTTAAGCTTCGGTGCTGCTTTGTTCTTGTCCATTATCAATTGCTTGCTGTCTTCTAACTTTGGCGTACTCAACGTTGTCATAGTATTCAGAAAGTTTGCCTTTAGACATCGCTCTCAGTCTTTCCCAAAGAGATCTGTTCTCCTCAATATGTGGATTAGTAAACCAGGAGTTAGAGGTTCTAGTGTGCTCTAGGTGTAGGATGTCGCCATTATATCGGATGACATTAGACAAAGCATTAAATCTCATGTAACGCTCGTCATCCTCGTATCCATAGGAGACGAAGTTCTCATTCTCCATACCGAGGCGGATGTATTCTTCACGGTCAAAGAACTGACAGAATCCATACTTAGCATCCCACTTTCTACACTGACCTTCGAAGGCGTCGTAGTTAAAGTTTGAGTTGATGAAGGCACTTACACTTTCATCTGTAGGAGTACATTGGATTTGATACTCACCAAACCCATAAGGATATACACACTTGACAGGTTCTGGTTTGGCACTATCCTCAGGATAATATCCATTAAGAATATAATCAACTGCCTTAATATAACTCAGTTGAGGTAGAAGAATATCACTATCATAGTTTACAACTACTGGAGTATTGGCAGCGATTGCCATGTCATTAAGCAACCGAGTACGATGAAATGTATAATCTTCACTCTTCTCAAAGATATGATAGATCATAGACATCTCTTCTTCCAGAAGAGCTTGCTCTAGTTGTGGAACAACAGCACTCTTAAATATAGATTCTTGATCAAGTTCATAAACAATAATATTTGTTTTAAAGTTTCTACAAAGATATATCAATGTAGTAATAATATTACGCATACGATCAGCAGACTCAACCCTCAAAGGGATCAAAAACGTTGCCTGCTCTAAACCGTAGCGTGTAATTTCTTTCTGCTCTAACATCAAATTACCTCCCAATTACTACAATAAAGATCTGTTGTATCATGTGCTGAAGTATACCCTGTACCAAACCACTTACTAGGAGCGATGATTCTCTTGTCAGGGTTCTCGCTCAACCAAGATCCCCACCAGGAGAAAGAAGAGTTAGCAATGATGAAGTCACTACAGAGTGACATCATACAAAGGTCAGCAAGGTTGTCTCCGCCTTCGGAAACAAGGAAACGATCATTGTCGAATTGATCATTGCACCAAGCAGGATCGTCACTAAAAACAATAACATTCCGACTAGAATCAAATTTTTCCAACGCGGCGTCATAGTATTCCTTGGAACACGGTGGATGGTTATCAGAGTTCACCAAATAATCACCACGACGGACGTGTAGAGCAATAGGTTTCTCTACCGTTGCGACCATCTGTTTACAAGGATCTAGAATATTATTCTTAAACTGGAAGTCCTCACGGATCTCCTTCTCGATATGCTCAAAGTATTTGGTTGACTGTAGATAGGCGTATACATTATGTCCATCAGGCATGTTGTCAAATAGATTCTGATCAAATCTAAAACTTGCTTCCTGAACATAAGGTCCAGGGCAGGTAGCAATGTTAGTCAGACCTGTAAGTTTAAATGCCTCAAACAGTTGGTGGTCTGTCCACTCATCTACAAAATCACTAGCAGGGATACAAAACTCATATCCTTTATGTGCTGCGATGCCACGAAGTCCAGCGTACTGGAACATTTGGTTTCCCAAACGCCCATGTCTACCGAGGTGGTTAAATCCAATCACGTATGCTTCTCCTTCAAATAATCAATTTCAGTAGGGATAAGATGCTCGTATGTTCTTTGAGTTTGGTTTTGGTGCTCTCTATTAGAGATGTGATAGTCAGTTAAAACTGCGGGATCACCGTGATATTTATAGAGTCTGTAATACATATCACAATCCATAAGCATCGTTAACTCCTCATCAAAGTATTCGTCGATGCCATTCCTCATTGCTAGGATAGAAGGAGAACTCAAAGTGTTTACACCTTCCAACAATCTGTCGTTATACTCAGGAATCTTTGGATTGTAATGCGTATGACCGTCGTCAAGGGTATGAGCAAAACCAGTCACTGCCCAGTTTACTTCATCGGCAAACGCTTTGTCAAGTTCTTCTACCAAATTTTTTGTCAGGATAAAGTCATCCTGAAACATAACCTTCAGTATTTCTCCGTCAGCATGACGTAACGCACAATTAGTATTGGCACTGATCTGCCCACGCTTGTCTTCATTCTTGACATAGTTGATTTCAAACTCGTTAGCATACTCTTTACAGGCTTCGAGAACAACATCGGTTTTACTGTGGTCGGAAATCCAAACATTAAAATCTTTGTTTGTTTGATTTGCTAGAGCATAAAAAATATCGAAGAGGTAGCGTTGTGCTTTCCCCTTCGATTCGTAAGTTGGTATACAGAAACTGACTCTCATCACGTATGTAGAATAGCGTTTTCCTTGATATCGGCAAGGATAGTTTTGGTCAGACGAGGAACAACATCGTTCTCACTATGGAATTGCTTTGCCTTCTCATAGTTTTCTTCGATGACATCCTTCTTATCATGATAGAAGTCTTCGTTTAGGTTGGTAAGAATTCTCTTTAGGTCCTTGACATCATCGAATGTAACGACTCCATCCATATTAAACCAATCACCAAGATTAGGACAACCGTAGTAGATAGGAATAGTTTTGCTTGCGAAGCAGTCGATAACTTTTTCGGTAAAATAATTTTTCTGCTGCGAGTTTTCTACTGCGATATGGAACATCGCCGTGTCAAAGAAATCGTTCCGAGTCTCATGGAACGGTGGTGACATATGTTGATAGACAGTCAGACCATTAGCATCATCAATTGGAACTAGAAAGTCAAAGATTTCTAGTCGTAGTTTATGTCCAGGAGTTTGGATTTTACTGCTGGTTACAAACGTGATGGATGGTTTCTTATTAATCTTTAGATTCTCAAAGTCCAACCAAGATGCTCCCCATGGGAACAGTTCTGCGGTTGGATACTTGTCTAGAATAGACTGTGTGAATGTATAGATTCTATTAAAACTATGTGAGTTTGCTAGAGCACCTTCATTGATAGTTGGTGCTACAGCATATGGTTCTGCTAGGAACAGGATACGATAGTCTGCGTCTTGATCATAAGAAAGATTGTCAATGGACACACTGACTTTCTTATTACCAACTTCTAGTCCTTCGTCACCCCATGGATTCCACCACAGTTGGAACACTTTTGCTTTCATCGTATTTCTTGAAAATGATAATGGAAACCAAAGGTTTCTTTCTCGCTGTCCGGGAGTGTTGCCTCCCTGGCAAACTTACTAGCAACATTTACAGGAGCAAACTTACATCCGTTTGCCTCAAAAATATGTCTATTATGAACACAAATGTTGCCGTCCTCATTATATAGACCGGCATTCATATGCTTGTAGAAATTACCAACGTTGACCTCCCAAGGAATCTCTACATGAGCAGGTAGATCTAGTAACTTCTTACTTCTTAGCGAGAAACCCCCGTTGCCGACCCGCTGGTTCTTTCCCCAGGGATCCAGATAGGCGTTGGGATCATCTCGCCATGGTGCTCCAATGTAGTCATAGTCCAACCAACTGCTGTCCCACAAATGAGGACGAATAACATAACCATCTGGGTGGATAAGGAGAAGGTGGGAAGTCTCACAGTGTTGTGCCAGATTGTAGATGCAGTAAAAGTTAAAGTCGTTAATAGACTGAATAGGATAAGTCTTCTCATAGGTAACTTGAGGATCTAATCCCTCAGGGTTTCCATGACTACCAAGAAACTTAGCAGCACCCCACTCAATCTCTTCACAAGATTTATTGATCGCATATACAGCGTCAGGGATATCGATGTCTGCCAAGATAAGCAGTGTTACATCAGGAATCTTTAGCACGTTTCACTGCTCGGTTGAATACAGAAAATAGATCAAGCAAATTCATATCAATGTTTTGTGCTTCATCAAATAGATGCTGATTGTTAGTCAACAATGTCTTGGTAACCTTAATAAAATCATCTACCCACAGAACAGGATAATCCTTATAAAGTTCCTGTAGATAGTCTGACTTCTTCATAATAGGAACACGCTTTAAGTATAGCACTTCCCAGTTACGATGGCAATCCACACCATTACCTTGTGGACAGATCATAAACTTATGCTCTAGGATCTTCTGACAGTACACATCATAAGAAGCACGTTCGCCAACCGTAGCAAACTTTTTCTTGGAGAAGATGTCACGAATGTTACCACGCTCACTAAGATTGGTATGCTCAGCATGGTTGATGTAAAGAAGTTTCTTTGCTCTTACATCCTTTCCCATGAACGCCTTGAGTATTCCGATTCTGTTGTCACTGGGATGTATGATTCTCTGTACCCCATACGGGAACGGGTGTAACTTGCCACCAAATCCGACAGCATTTGTTCCATAGATCGCAGCAACATTTTCAGGAATTTTTTCATGAATATCATTTGTAATAGGTGTGTCTTCTAGGTTTGTGAAAATAATAAACTTAGTATTTGGAATAGATTTACAGAGTTTCAGTAAATCATTAGTCTCCATAAGACCATCAACCCATTTCTTATCATCTTCATTAGAAGTATAAACGTCGCGATTGTAAAGTCGAATATTGTCGATGAACAATGTCATCCACTCTTTAGTTTCCGCTAGTTCTACAAAGTCTTCATTATCAGTAGACGCCTGTGACATGAAGGCACCAGGAACTCTACCAATACATCCAGATTGATCACCAAATGAGTAGTCACATTTGTTAGATACTGCGACCCCTTCAATTACATTCATCCTCTAATAAACCTCGCCAGTTTTTCTTGGTTGTTCACAATATATTCAGGAAACGATTCATCAATTGGAACCGTCTTTGGTTTGTATAGATAATCTCTTCCGTAAGGGTCCACACCCTTCGCTATACGGTCCTCCATGGTGTCTCTAAACTGCTGGAGGTTATTCTCTTGGTGTTCGTAAGCATCCATCTTAGAGCGGACCATATCAGCATCTCCGAAGAAGCTCCAATGCCAAGCAGCGTCGTCTACTTTCCATGCTTCCTTATGTGACTCACGTAAGAAGTCAATACTCATAGTCTTAAGTTTGCCCATCGTGGCAACCCTAGGACCCATCCATGCCTTCTCACAGAAGAGATTTAGATAGTAATAATAGACAGGACCACGGAGAACATAATGATTGTTAGGATCGAACCATTCTTTCAGAGATTTAATCACTTTAGGATTGGCAATCTCATCAGCATCACTACTGATAATGATATCATCATCTTTAGCGTCATCTAGGAATCCAAAAATAGCACTGTCTTTATGGAAGCAAGCACGTTGATAATGTAGGGGAAGTTTATGAATGCCATAGTCAACCATGTTTCTATGGTATGGCACTCCTTGCCAAAACTGCTCTAGGTTATCATAGTCGTCTACCGTGACATGATGAATAATTTTATCTTCCCACTTAGCAAAACGTTCTTTGTTGTCAAGAAAGTAAAGTGGTTTTTCTTTACCAGTAAAGGTAACAGTTGCTTCATTGATAACAAAATAATCTACCACGTCACCAAGGATTTCCATCCTCAGTTCGAGTAGATCTAGTTCATTATAGAAAGTAAAGACATCAAATAATTTCATAGTTAACGTTTAGTGTCATTCTAATGTTTTTAGATGGAGAAGAACTAGCGTGGAACTTTCGGTGCCCATTAAAGACAACTAATTTCCCACGTTCTACAGGTTCTCTGTGGATTACTTCTTCACCATCAAAGAAGAACGTGTCTCCATCTGAGTCATTGATATAATACAGAGCAACTAAATGATCATGAGGTCTATCCACATGCTTATTATGTGGTACACCATATTGCTCTGGTCTAGGCCAATGAAATGTAATGTGTGCTCTTAACTTCTTAGCAGAACTAAATCCATATTTCTCTGGACTAACAGCACGATCAAAATACTCCCAGGGGTATTGAGAAAATTCTTTACGATTAATTCTCCCATCATTATTAATTATTCCAAAAGAGAAGTATGGGTTGCTGGGCAATCCCTTCTCCTGTACAATACTATAATCAAGAGCACAGTCAGGAGCATAATACCAAGGAGATTGTAATGCTAATTTCTCAAGACGATCAACGATCTTGCTAGGTAGATGGGTTGTATGTAAGAATAAATCGTCTTTGCTCATCAGAGTTCTCCCACTGACCTGGTTTTATATAGTCTTCCCCCATAGGCATGAGATGGACCTGTACATCTGTGCCGTTAAGCATTTCATAGTTTAGATGTTCTGTCATATGAACATCAGTACAGTAGAAGTGTTTAACATTACTACTACACAACGTAGCAGCAACACCAAACGTTCCAACTCCAGAGTTTGCCAGGTTTGTTGCTGCCATCAGAGTAGCAAAGTCTCTTTCTACTGTTGTAGACTGGACAGTCACCTTAGGATTCTTTCGCAACTCTTCTACTATCGGGTTATGTGAGTCTGGTTCTGTAACCACCAACGCTTTATTATACATCCCAATGAGTTGGTTGTAAAAATAAAGAGGATTAGGAGCATATTGAACAGGGTTAGAAGTCCCTTGGTCAAATACATCTCCACTACGAATATGAATGACAATAGTGTCATCACCAATAGGATCGACCTTCGGTATCTGTAGATTCGGTTCCACATACGTCTGACAATAACGACGCATATTCTGATAAATGTATCCAGTTGGAATACTTGTCTCTTTGTACGGACCCTCCCAGTAGAACCACTTTGATGATAGTTCTCCAGTGCCTTGTCCAAACGTTGTCTGGTGCTTTTCGATAATCTCATGTTCTAAATCCTGTGTGAATGTGGATTTAAGAATGTCCGCCGCCATACATGCTACAGCACACTGCTGGATATTGTTACCCAGTCTTCCATACCAATGCGAAACTCTAATCATTAATAAAAAGATCCCTTGCTTCTACTTGACTAGAAATAAAAGGACCCCAGACAGTCTCTGGAACGACCTCAGGGTCTATCCACCAGTCTTCATATGGATTACTACCATTACACACATCACCTGCCACCAGTTGATATCCCAGATTCTTTAGGAACTCCCTAGACTCATCACGCCACTGACCACCATCCTTATAGATGTCAGTCTCAAAGGTAATGACAGAGAATCTATACTCATCATGAGGTAGATTCTTAAGTGCTGCTAAGGTGACAGCAGGTGGTTCACAGTCTACAGAAGCATAATCAATACGTTTTGTACGCCACTTGACATCCTTAAATGCCTGCTTCCAGTCGAAGGTAGTAGCGTCTGCCGCGTAGCATGGTTGATTACGCTCTTTGTTAAAGAGGTTGACCATGTTACCATCGATCTCAACAGAGATACCCTTCCAACCAAACGACGACTCTAATAAGACCGTGTTGTTTAGTTCAGAAGGGTGGTTAGCACCAATCTCAATATATTTTCCAGACCTCTTACCCCGAAGCATAGTAAGGGCAAAGAGATCTTGGTATGCTTGAGACCAGTTCATACTGATCTCATCTGATCTAGGGAACTCGTGACGGAGA